TATCGGTATCCGAAGCTGGTGTTGGTGTTGGTGTTAGTGTTGGTGATGGAACAGAGCCCGATGTATTTTCATCTTCGGATGTAGATTCGTCTTCATCTGATGTAAATATCATGGTTAATGCCACCGAAGTAAATACACATAAAATACATGTGATCAGTAAAAATACCAGAGTTCTTTGATCCACCATGGTATATATAGTATAAAAATATTATTATTATAAATGCAGCCGAAAAATTACTCAAACTTAAACTGTTACAGTTTACGAAGTTTCATAAGATATTAGGTGAAAATTTAATTAAAATTGCAGAATATGTAAATTAAAGATGTAAATCATACATAATATACCAGAGAAATATAGTATAATGTATTGTCTTACGAAGCGTAAATTATCAAAAACTGATGTTTCCATACCCGTTTTTAGCCTTGATAAGTACCAAGGCTACGCCAAGGTTACTGATGTGTACGACGGAGACACGTTCAAGGCGTGTATTGTACTTCACAATCGAATTTTAAAATTTAATTTTCGAACGATCGGGTACGATGCACCTGAAATGAAACCACCAAAGGATATACCTAATCGTTCTAAACACATTTCCATGGCAAAACGCGCGAAGTATACATTCGTAAGTTTTTTAGGGTTCGACGATCGTGCAAAACATATGTTATGGAACCCGTTCATGTGTAGATTTAAGGTAAACGGGTGGGTATGGATTTCATGTAAGAAAAACGATAAGTACGGACGAACACTCGTTTTCGTCTACAAAAATAGAAGGGATATGGTTTCGATTAACCAGAAAATGATAGATACAGGGTTCGTGAACGCGTACGATGGTGGGACTAAGAAGGAATTTGATTTATAATTAAAGATTAAACAACTACACTATATATAACAATGACAGAAACGTACAATCAATCCCCGTGTGAATTCAGATACAAAATCGACTCGTGTTCGAAAGTCGTTGATGGCGATACCGTCGACGTTCTTATCGATTTGGGGTTCGACGTACTCATTCGCCAACGCGTGAGATTGCTCGGTATCGATACCGAGGAATCGCGAACGTCCGATAAGACCGAAAAGATTTACGGGAAACACGCCAAGAAACAGATTCTTAAGTGGGTCACAAAGGCGGTCGAATCCGATAAGGATGATTGTGAGATCGAATTGAGATGTCCCGAACGCGACTCGGTCGGTAAGTACGGACGCGCGCTCGGTGAATTGTGGGTTTTGGAAGATAATAACTGGACTAATGTGAACAAATGGATGTGTGAAAATGCCTACGCCGTTCCATACGTCGGTCAGAATAAGAACGATGTTCGAGATCACCACATGTTACACCGAAAAATGTTAGCCGAACGCGGCGAACTCGTCATCGACGAAGACGGAACCTTTTTAACATCTAAGTAAAAACTAATTAATCTTTTACTCGTTTAAATTTACTAAAAAAACTTTTTTTCTTCCCACCTTGGGACTTTCGAAGATTTATACCGTTACCACACCCTCGACCCAAAAAACGGAGTTGTTGTTTTCGAAATTCCTTATCGACATTTTCTCTTATTTCACTTACTGGTTTTTTACCAAGTTGGTTCATGAATGATTTTTTGTCCAACCCATTACATATTTTATTTTTAGAGTTTATGTATTCTTCTAAATTTTCACGATTTCTTTCTGTGTTGTTATTTACCATTTATATACATGGAGATTTTAAATTATTTTCCCAGTTCATATAAATGAATAATAATATTAAATTTAGAAATAAAGCTAAGGAGTTAGAAAAACGTTACAAAACTAGACTCACGACGCCATTGACTAAAAATAACGTTATTGAATTTCATAATTCACAATTATTTAAAAATAATATTAAACTTAGAAATACGTATAATGTGTTAGAAAAACGTATTAAATTTTTAAAAGAAACTATAAATAAAATCAATAATGAAAAAAAGGAATTACAAAAGGCTTTAAAAAATGCAGAAACAAATTTAAAAAATCATAATGCGGCACTGCGTTTCAGAAAAAACATTTTTAACGTTCCTTCACCAGCGTTAGAGACGAGGAGGGAAAAGGCTAGGGAAAGAAGGAAGACCATGACTGAAGAACAGAAGTCTAGAAATAAAAAACATAAACATGAATCGTATCTTAGAAAGAAAAGGAGGAAGGAATTAGCTAAAACTAATTAATCATATTTCACATACGGAACATGTTCTATATAATTAAAGTACCCTAATATAAACCGGTCGTTCGGTTTTTAGTATAGATAAACCTACGCGTAATACATTTTTAACTAAACGCGATTTTACCAGTATCGTTGTATGATCTATATACTTTTTTGAATTGTTTCTGTGTTTGTTTAGAACATTTTTAATTGAAAGTATTCGCGTTAACGATACATTTTTACACGACGTTGTATCTAGTAAAATATAAACGTTTTTGTTTCGGGACCATACGTCATAAAAAAAGGAATCCATGTCATTTGATGTTGTGGTGTCCGTTATTTTGAATTTATGCGTTTCTTTCATTATTTTAGTCTATCGTGTAATCATTAAGTATATTATTTACTTGTTTCGTACCCTAAAAGTAACAGGTACTGCGGTGTCACGAGAAGTAAGTTTACTATACTATCTGTAAATTCACTGTATAATTCCATTTGGTATATAGTATTTGACATTAAGTAAAAATAAATGGATAATATGTAATGTATTTTATTTATACTATACAAACTAATTGTAGACGCAAATATTCCTATATACCCACACGCGTTTATCTTCATGAGATCGTCATTATTCTTAAAAGGTTCGCTTTGTCGTATGAGTGAAATAGAAAGTACGTGAAATAATATATTTAGAAAACTTATTTTATGTTTTTGTGCATAGAATAGTATAGATAATCCGACGTGTAAAAAACTTTTATACTTTTTGTATATTAACTGACTTCGATATGTATTCGCACTGTACGCGTTATGAACATGGTACAAAAATTTAAATGGACAGTGTACCACACAGGCAACAGATGCATAACTTATAGGAAAAAAGGAAGAAACTATAACGGGTAAAAGGGACGTTGTTGCCGACAACAATTCTATACCACGTGTATAAATCATTTTATATTATATTATATACACGTCGTATCTTTAAATCTGTGATACTAATATATGTGGATGTTATTGTGTAAACCAATAATTATACCTATAAAAAATACAAACGATACTATGGTAAGTACTGACATGTGCAGAATAGTAACTGTATCACCTACAAATGATTCAAGTAGGTATGTTATAGATATAGTTGAAGATGCACCTGAAATAAAAATAACACCTCCAGATTCTTCTACATAATTTTATTGACAATAAATGATTCTACGTAAGTGTTTAATGTGCATCTCTCTAACGAGTTGTGGGTTTCTGTAAAATCGAACGTTTGAAAACCGTTCTTCTGCTAAGAGTGGGAATTCGAAATCGCTTGGTAACCCAAAAAGTAAACGTATAACCGATTTACCCGGATCTCTGATATCGCGATAATATTTGAAACCTCTCTTATGTGCCTCTCGTTTCTTCTTGTTACACGATTGACACAAGGCTTGAAAATCAGAAACTTGTAATTGATCGAGGGGGATCTCATAATCATCGTTTACATGATCACACTCGATGTCACGATCCTCGTCGCATATAAGACATCGCGCACCTTCGCAACACACGCGTTCACGTATCCACTCGGGAATGTGTCTGGAGTTTGAAGATGTACGACCCCAAATAAATAAACCAAGGACTTCCCCTCCGTTACTTGGTTTATTTAAATGAATAAATGAACTTTTTACGTTTTCAAATTTCGTTTCATCTTCGAATGTCGTGTTTTTATGTTTAGGTTTACGTTTGGTAGTGTATACGACTGTAAATCTATAGTTTTTTTCAAACGTATGTCTCCATGAACCACCATTATTTGTTATGTCAACGAGACCTAACTCAGAAAGACGGTCTAAATGTATGAACGGTTTTGTAAACGCGAGCGTTTCAACAATAACTTTAGCAATAACTTCTCGGTATCCCATTTTTGTTGTTTAATTGTTTAATTTTTTTTTAAATTAGGACCGACTTGGGTTATAATTTTATCGTAATATTCTTTAGAAAGTTCACACCCGGAAAAATTACGTTCAGTGTTTCTACACGCCACTGCCGTTGTTCCACCACCAAGAAACGTATCTACGACGATATCGCCTTTGTTTGAGTGTTTCTCTATGAGCGATTGAAATAAATCAACGTTTTTTTGTGTCGGGTGGAATCTATTCTTACCACCTTGAATTGGGAAAGTGTATATACCGTTATCGTATTTACTATTAAACGTCGGTTTACCTTTCTTAACACCGAGTAAAGCTATTTCGCGACAATTCGTCAGGTAATTTGTACCTGAGTTTATAGGTTGTGGATTTGTTTTAATCCATTCTATGAACCGAATTTGTTTAAACTTATATTTTTCCATGAGTTCCTTGAGATGTGATATTTTCCATAAATCAAAGAATATTATACACGTACCACCGTCTCTAAGTTTTTGGTAATACAATTTTATAAACTCATCGAGTGTATCCATTGTAAAGTTTTCGTCCCATTCACCATAATTCGTCTTAACGCTATACTTAGTACCGTATATGGTACCGTATTTCATATAATTTTCTTTCGCGTTTGGTGTTGTTTTAGCGGCATCATTTTCTTCGACATATTTTAACCAGTCAGTCTCGGTTTTCTCGAGGTTTTTACCAGATTCTATAGCTTTATGTAACGCATTCATACCCGTCTCGTGTGAAATAATATACGGTGGGTCCGTAAGTATAAGATCGACCGACCCATTATCGAGTCGTTTTAAAAAATCGCGACCTTCGCAATTTTCTATATTCATATAAGTTAGTTAAAAGTGAAGCTTTTAACTAAGTTAATGGTACGTGAATATGCAGAAACCGTATACCAAAATTTGGGTCCCGGCTATAGTGAGTGTGTATATCACAAGGCGTTTGAAGTACTACTCAGAAACGAAAAAATCCCATACGAAAGCGAAAGAATAGTTCCCATAAAGTTTATGGGTCACATTGTTGGAAATTTACGCGCAGATTTGATTTTGAACGACGAAACTGTACTCGAACTTAAATCCGTCAAGAACGTAACCGATGTTATGGTTACACAGGCTCAAAACTATCTACGTTTAACTGGTCTCCGACACTCCTACCTAATCAATTTCCCACCGACGATAAATACCGAACTGGAAGTTAGGTACGTCGGGATAGATTAAGGTTTGTTTTGCGACGATTGTATTACAATTTTATGGTAATGAAGGTATTATAGTTTTATCACCACCACCTTCTTTTTCCACCTGGTTCAAATAATACATGAATGGTATCATTTGGTATATTTTTTTCCATTCACTTTTGGAATTTTCATAGTATGTCTTGGGGTCCTTAAGACCTTCGTTTATAATTTCGTTTATCTTTTCTGTGTAGAACCTGATTTCTTCTAAACAGAAATTGTAATACGGATCGTTCATTATCTATTCT